TATACCTATGTGTTCCTACAGGACGATCCAACTAATGTGTACTTCCCTAATGCTAACGGAACTACACTTAACCCGCATCCTTTAAATTTTTCCGCAGATAATCTAAGCGGAGGGTTAGGAGGCGGAACTAGTTATCTAGCCAATGTAAAATATTTCCTTAACAATACACTAGTAACACAGGCGGTTTATAACGGAGCTGCATTTAACACTGCCACTTCTCGACAAGTTTGGATCACAGTAACTAATTCTACACCATCTACATTGTATTATTGGTGTTGGAATCATCAAGCTATGGGTAATGTTATTGCTGTGGCAGATCCGGGAACCGGATCTAGTGGAGAGTTGGGAGAAATAGGCCCACAGGGAGAAATAGGCCCACAGGGAGAAATAGGCCCACAAGGAGATCAAGGACCACAAGGAGATCAAGGACCACAAGGAGATCAAGGACCACAAGGAGATCCGGGAGCAACTGGACCAACTGGCACCAGTGTAGTACTGCGGGGGGCAGTTCCTGCAGTAATTAATCTGCCAGCATCGGGAAACACTGTTGGCGATCTGTATGTGGTCACAGACATCGGAGATGGGTATGTATGGGACGGTGTTGCATGGGATAATGCAGGACCAATCCAAGGCCCACAAGGCGAAACTGGACTACAAGGCGAAACTGGACTACAAGGCGAAACTGGACTACAAGGCGAAACTGGACTACAAGGGCCAGCTGGTGCTGGATCAGGAGATGTGTTATCAACTGGCGGCGGCTACGTAGACAATGCTGTAGTTAGATACAACGGCACCACAGGCACCAGTATACAAGTTAGTTCAGTTACTATATCGGACCTGGGTGTACTTACTGCTACAAACTTTAGCGGTGGCGGATCGGCAATTACTGCACTAACTGCCACGCAACTTACAACTGGCACAATTCCCGATGCACGCTTTCCAACCACTCTACCCGCAGTGTCAGGGGTGAATCTCACAGCACTAAATGCTACTCAGCTGACTTCTGGTACTGTACCTATTGCTAGACTGGGTACAAGCGGAACTAGAGATGCCACAACATTTTTGCGTGGAGACAACACTTTTGCTACAATAGAAGTAGGTAGTGCTGCCAGTAACAGTTTTGAAACCATAGCAGTAGCTGGGCAAGGTAGTGTGATTGCAGATAGTGCTACAGATACATTAACACTAACTGCAGGTACCGGAATCAGTATAACCACTGATGGTGGCACAGATACCATAACTATTACTAGCACAGTGAGCGCAGGAGCCACGGCGTTTACTGGACTAAGCGATGCGTCTTCGGCAGGATTAACTGTGGATCAAATTTATCTACCTGCAATTACGTTACTGGCTGTTTCTAACAGTGGCGCTTCTTCTTACAGATTTGATCAATACGGCGCTACAACTGACAACCCTACAATTTATGCAATTAACGGAACTACTATAGCATTTGACCTAAATGTCAGCGGACACCCCTTCTTAATTCAAAACGGAGCAGGAGTCAATTATAATACAGGATTAATTCATGTTACTACAGGTGGCACTGTTACTACGGGTGCTAGTGCTCAAGGAAAAGATTCGGGAACTCTATACTGGAAGATTCCTACAGACATCAGCGGCGGATATCGATATCAGTGTAGTATTCATGCTCCTATGGTAGGTAGCATCTCTATAAAAACATTTAGTACTATTTAAACTTTATTGGTTGTAGTCTTTAAGCAATGTATCAAGTTTTTTACGTGTATTAACAATATTATTTCTAGAATCACTAATGCCCGCAGGTACGATATTGCCTAAAAACATTTCTTGATGTTGGTTATCAAATCTGCGAACTTCGTCGACTAACGTTTTAAGTAACAGCTCTGCTTGATGTTTCACATCAATGCTAGTAATTTTTTCAATCTTAATCTTATAGTCTCGATGTTCTGTTTGAAAACGGACACTCTTAATTAATTCTAGCATTTTCTAACTCCATAATGGTTTCTATTTTTGTTCTTATAATTTGATTGTGTAAGGTAGTTCGTAATCCGACATGTAATTGTTTGGGAAGTAACTCTAGTTCCGCCCAACACATAGTAGGTGCCGCTGTAGTTAAAAATTCTTGATCAACAACACATACATATGTACCGTATTCAAATCCTCGGTCCTCACTAAGATACAATTCTATAGGTAATATTTTACCTTGTGAGTACGTATCTAACAACAATTTTGCATCGTCTAATAACGGCCCTGATCTAGCAAAGGTAGGTACAGTCCACTTGTCATTTTCTAAGATGAGCAGTATTCTTCCAGTAGTTTTTGCTAGAAATAATAAGCCGGCACGTGATTGCATGCCAGTACTTATCTTAGATTAGTTTGAAGTTCCAATCTCCTGGCGCATATTCACCTTCAAACGCTTTGAGCCATTGTGTGCCATCCCAACGATATTTGATACCTGTACGGATATTTTGTACTACCGTGTTTGCAGTCTCTGCACTAGGTTCCCAAATTGAGGACCAAGTTGTGCCATCCCATTCTATGATAGAATTAGCAAAGACAATAGGATCAGCTCCTGCCGAGTCTTTCCATCCGTCCGGACCATCATATGGATCGCGAGAACTATCGTTACCTTCGAGCAATCTATTAAAGTCACCTCTATTGGCACTGGTATTAATATCGTCTAACATTAAGAATCGAAGACCGACAGGTATGCTACTTAGACTACCGTATACTTCTAACGGATTATATTTGTATGGATCTACTATTGCATCGATTGTTCCTCGAACTTCTGATGATCCCGGAATGTCTGTATTAGCAGGATAGGTATCAGCATCTAATGTCACAGTTAGTATTGTAGCATCTAATGGATTGATTACAAAGGTTCCTTGTATCTCAGAACCCGAATTTTTAAACCATACATTGCTTCCTGGAACATAACCGCCTTGTACTTCTAAGATTCGAACCCACTCCACCGCCGCTCCATTTGAAAATTCTTTTTCATCTAATCCTAATACCTGTACAGCTTGTGTCGGATTGACCAATGTAAGATCAAATTGGTTGTCAGTAAGATTGCCTGTATTTGATTTAAACAACAATACTCGGTATCGATTAGTTGTTGTACTGAACGAGCCCGACCCTCGATTATAAACTAAATTATCGAGATTTACAACATCGCCATTTTCTGAAAATACGTTAGCGATAACACTTTGTACCACGCCTAGCTTTTTAACTTTAGCAGGAGGACTAATCCATATTGGCATTTCAAATTCTAATGTTAAAATATCAATTTCGCTTTCAGCACCAGCAGGAATAGTTCTGCTTGTAAAATTAGTAGTGGTCAAGAACATTGTACTTAGACTGGTCCAATCAATATAGTTGTCAGTAGTCTGCAATTCTAAACTGGGATTAAACAATACTAAGATTTGCTCAAGCAATTGCAATTTTTGATCAGTATTACTAGTCCAGAGGTCTGCCTTCATACTCAATTTAAAAGGAGTTGGCATTAATCGTTCTACAGTATAATTGCCACCTTGAGTATTTTGATAATCTCTAGTGCCGCTGGCATCAGTGTATCTACGTTCTCTAATATGCACTTTACTTACAAATGTTGGATCGCTTAGTCTAGTAGTGTCCATTTCTAAACTGCTAATATAGCAAGCAACTCGGGGGACTGTCGGTAATTTGTTTTCGCTATTTTCTTTAATAATGCTAGCAACTTGACGACTCATGTCCCCGTACATTACAGGAACAGTCTGTTGATCGCCGTTGCCCGCTTCCCATTTAAATCCTATGAACACACGCATAAATTGCGTGACATAGCGTCTTATTTGTCCGTCATAAAAATAGTCGATGATTATACAGTAGCGTTAGCCACAGCCTCCTTAGTTAACCACACTCTTTTACCATCTATAACTTTCCAAGTTTTTCCAGTATAGTGCTGTGCTTTTAAATGTGCTTCTCGTTTTTTTTGTTTATTTTCTTCGGAACAGATTTTTCCTTTCATAGGCCCGCCATCTTTCCTTTTCCATCCGCTATCTCTTCCTTCTAATCTTCTCTGTAAATGAGCAGCTTTTTGAGCATCACTCATCCGTTGTTTACTCTCTTCAGAATGTAGCTTGTTGCCACCTGCTTGTCGAATATTAAACCCATTGTTAATAGAATCGTATTGATTCACATATTTTTCCTCTAACAAGTTTAATTCTTCCAAAGATTTCGCTTCTGCAATAACTTCAAATATAAATGATTCTGATCCGTATTTTTTTAAAGCATTGTGAAAGTGATATGTTCTTGGAGTATTCCTACTATCGGCAATATGTTCAAGCCGACGCCGATTTGGATTTTGTATAGTTTGCCCTATATACGCTCTTCCGCTTTCGGTATGTATAAATTTATAGATATACATTATTCATCCGCCTGTGGTCGCAACGCCTTGGATAGACTTTGTTTTTCTGTTGTGGTATGCCCGTCAATGGTGTTAACTCGTGTATTATTAACAAACGTTGCTTTCTGCGTTTGACGAATATCTTTACCTTCAAACGTGTCGCCCGCGCCAACATCGCTAGCGCCTAAATTGTTCATAGTCATACGCACGTTATCTTCAAATTTCATCCAGCGTGTTCCGTTGTATCTAAACAATCTGTTTGGCAAATGATCTGTTCGTAAACAGAACTGTCCGTCTACGGGATTGAAAGGGAATGCCAATCCAGCAGTCAAGGGTGCTCCATTCGGAGGAACACCGTCACCTGTTAGATACCCAAGGTATCCTTTTCCGTCTGCTGATGTAAATGTCGATGCTGCATTTACGCCAACATAGATAGGATCATTGTTAGTATCAAATAATAAATTACCATCTGCGTCTGTAGCCTGTACCTCATTGTCAACACTGTATTGATTGATTAAATCACTATCCGTAGTGATCAATGAAGTAGTGCCATCGTCATCACGTTGAAGCGTATAAAATTTACTAGTATCGTAACCGCTTTTAGGAGCATCGGCTTCTGCTTGATTGAGAATGGCCTGGGTGATCTCCATCTCTTTATTATATGTACTCATAAGGTCTTTAAGACTATCTGCAAGTTTATAATAGGTATTATCTGGCGGAGCAGCCCCGGTTACTTCTTGAATAACCTCATACTGCTTACCGTCTGGGCCTTTAACAATATCCCCAGGATAGTAGGTAATGTTTACATTGTATGCACCTTTGTCTGCATCAGTATTAGCAATGCCGTCTAGTATCTGTTTAAACTCTTGACTGTCAACCAGCGGTTTGCATTTGGCACGATACAGATGCGGGTACCAAGTCACACTAAATCCTTCTGCTGCTCTGTTGACTTCTTCAACAACGTAAAATCTTTTCAGCGCATAGCTCAAATCATTCAGCGCATATTCATCTTTCAAGTGTGGCAATTCAATCACATCACCTGCAATGATCTTACGACCAAGTTTTTCTACTGTATCGTTGATATGAAAAGTAATAAATACAGTATCGTTTTGTAAAAATAATCCAAACTGACTTAGGTTAAAGTCAATGTCTGTAAGACTATAAACACCACGTAAAACATATATGTCTGGATCGTATTTGCGATCTCTGTTTTCTAAAAATAGTAAATCTTGTATTTGAAACGGATTATCATCTCCGGTATATGCAGGAGTGCTAGGAGTAGCTCCTTGTGTAGTAGCACCCGGGCCTATGTATCTATGTACAAAGACGTCAGTACCGCCAACTTGGAACATTTCCCAAATATTTTTATCTATAAATCTGTAGTCATTGCCCTTTTCGGGCCGGTAGAGGCTTAATCTTGGCATACGTATATTTAGCGCAACGATAAATAACAGTATGAGCACATCTGATCAAGCAAAACAACAGGTATTTGACTACTGCAAGGCCATGCTAG